GAGCTCGGGGCGCACCCCGGCCTTCTTCAGGATCTCGATCAGGCGTTCAGACGTTGCGACGGTATCACCTCGGGGAACCAGGAACTGCTGATCCACCTGAAGCGCCCAGCGCGGGATCACCCGGCCAGCCTTGTTACGGAACATTACCGTCCTGCCCTGTGGGTGGTCAATCGTCGGAGGCAGCTTCATGCCGGTGGCTTTGCCGAATCGCCCGAGCGTGAGCACGCAGCCCGCACCACCTTCGAGCGCCAAGTCGGCGCCGGCGGCGTGCACTGGATCATCATACCAGATGAAGTCACCTTTGGATCGGTTGAAAAGGCCTGCCGGGACCGCCGAAATAGCCACGCCCTGGGGCGGGTAGGCTCCGCGTCCCATGGTGTAGTAGCCAGAGCTCTGCCGGCCGCCGGAGTTCAACGCGATGCGGTTCAACCCTTCACGGGTCTGCAAACCTGGGTAGACGATTTTCCCCTGGACGACGTTCTCGCACTTCTCGGGATCCAGTCGCAGCACGGTCCACCCGCGCTTCGAGGTCCACCGGTAGTGCTCTTCGACGTTGAAATTTTCCCAGCCAAACTCCGGCTCGGCGCGCTTGGCGACTTCATCAGTGATGTCGCTGGGGTTGTAGGCGCCAAAGACTTTCAAACCGCCAACATTGCCGTCGAAGTTCGAGAGCACGTTGTCGATGTCCGACCAGAGGCCAGCCGGGACGTTCTCGATTTCGTCGATGAAGATGAAGAGCCGGGTCTGCCTGCCGAAAATGGGGTGCGGCTTTTTCCGGTTGACGCGCTTGGTTCCCTGCAGCCGGCCGGCTTTCTTGACCTTGCCCACTGGGATCACGACACCCACGATGGCGCTGGATTGATCGCGTCGATCGAGCCCGATGAAGAGCTCGCCGATCTCCCCGGGCATGGGCAGCGATGCGGTGTTGTGCAGCCGGACGATGTGCGAGAAAAGATTCGCTTCGAGGTGGGCTTCACTCGGGCCGATCACCTTGATTGAGGTGTGCTTCGGGTCGCGGATCCATTCCAGGAAGAGCCGAACGCCGACCGCGAAGCTCTTCGAGCACGAGGCGCCACCCATGATGAGGGCCGTCGAGCTGTTCTCGAAGACGTCCCAAAGATCCTTGGTGTATTGCGGCTCCGGCGTGAATTGGGTGTCGGTCCAAAGCAGCTGAGCGGCCTCCTCCATCGCCCCGCCGTTGAGCAGGTAGTGCAACCAGTGCTGGAGCACCTCCACCGGGTTGTCAACACGCCCCTCACCGTCGAACTTCAGGCCCAGCTTCAGCCGGTCGTTGATCTCGATCGCAGCCTGCCGATGCTTTTCGGAATGCACCAGGGACGCGATGCGGGCCGCAAACGCGCGCAGTTCTGCGGATGGCAGCATTAGATCGTGAGCTTGGCCGTGGCGTCGTCAGCGTCCAGGGCAACCTGGAGGCTCTGCCCGATCTTCTTTACGGAGTGATCGGAGATGACGCCGGTGCGGATGATTTCGTTGAGCTTCGTCCGGGCGATGAAGTAGAGGACCGCCTCGCCTTTATCGTTATAGTAGATGGTGGTTTTGACGGGCTTCTGGCGCGGCCGGCGCAGGCCGCAGTTGATCGCGCTCAGGGGCGCCAGAAACTGGGCGTCACGCCAGATCATGGCGTGAAAGGGGAAAAGTGCCGGGGGCGTTTTCGACGTCCAGAGAGGGCAGAGCTTGGCGTCGGTGGCCGTGAGGAGCTTCGTGTCCCACCCATAGCGGGACCAGGAGATGTCCCAAGCGCGGGCGAAGCCCGCTTGGGTCAGGACGTTTTCAGGAGTTCCATCGAAATATGCGTAGACTTTGAACACAAATTAAAGGTGTGCCGCCTGCGCGGGTTTGGCAAGATTGGTAGCGGGGGGCGGAATCGAACCGCCGGAGGCGTGGTTATGAGCCACGCTTGAATCCAATTCTCCCCGCAGAAAAGTGTCGAGTGGCGCCGGGAATCGAACCCGGCCAGCTCGGCGGTCGCGGCCGCCGGCCTATCTCACACGTCTGTGATGACACAGAACCACTCGGGAGTCTCGCTCAGCTGGTCTTGCCGTTCCGAGCGAAATCGTTTCGGGGACCCTTCCCGTTCATCGCCAGCGCGCGCCGACGGGCGCACTCTTCACGATGCTTTTCCTTGGCCGCTTCCACGGCTTCAATCCGCCGGGATCCCTTCGATGTCTGATATGCTATGAATGCCGTGTTCATACCGTTTTTTCTTTCCTCACTCTGTGATACAGTTTCGATACCCGCTCTACGTCAAATGGCTTACCATTCCTCATGGTGAGCCCGTAGTCGTTCATCACCCGGGTCAACTCAGCCGGCCGGATACCCGGGTCAAGCTGAAGAGACCGACTGATAAAGTCAAGCACCGCGCGCTCCTGCGGGTGCGTCCCGTAGGGCTTTTTGCCCTCGCAGCGCCCCGTCTCGCGCCGCATCTTCTCGCGGGAGATCCGCAGCTTGCGGACGATCACCGCCTTCTCCCACTGCGCCAATGCGCCGAGCACCTGCCGCAGCAGCACCCGGGTGGGATCCACGTCGTTGCTCGAAACGTCTTCGAGCTCCCCACGGTCCGCGGCGAAAACCTTCACGCCCAGGTCGCGGGCGACTTTCAAGCTGACCTCCTGGACCATGAGGTCACGCGCCAGCCGGTCCATCCGCTCGATGATGATCCCACCGATCGGCTGCTCCGAACCGGTGGAGAGCTGGATGCGCTCAACCATCTCCATGAACCCAGGCCGCTCTTCGACAGCGGTCTCCCCGCTGACGCCGCCGTCCTCGAACACGCCGAGGACAGTAAGCCCGAACTTGGAGGCGAACGCGAACGCGGCGGCTCGTTGCCGATCGGGGCCATCCCCATCGACCTGAGCCTTGCCGCTCACCCGAATGTAGACTAGGACGTTCATTGCGAGGTCATGAATACCACAACCCCGCGCGCCCCGTCAACAGTTTTTTCAGGCGACTGCGAGAAGGGCAGTGAGAAGAGTCGTAAACGGCTTGTCGCGAAGGTCTTCCAGGAACTGAATCTGGGAATCCCACCCGAACTCCGCATAGGACCGAGACAGAATCTCGGCGACGGTCCCGTCGAGGGGCTTCTCTTCGTTCCCTGCCATCAGTGACAGAGCTGCTTCGATGTTGCTTTGAGCTGTAGCGCTGAGTGCCATACACTCAAAAGTGCGGCCGGCGCGGAAAAATGCCAAGCCTCTTTCTCATCCCGCGGAAGGCTCGCCGGATCGCGTTTCGAAACCGCCGGTGCCGGGACGCCTCGTCCTCGTCCTCCCAGAACGTGGGGACATTAGTGCAGTCTTTGCGGTCTTGAGAGGTGTTCATGAGATGAGGCCAGTGCCGCTGCAGGTATTCGAGATCCGCGTGGTGGCAGGCGAAGCACACCCCATCGGCGTCCAGCCGAACATCGTGTTGACACCTACGGCAGCTCACCAAGAAAAGTGCGCCGTCACTTGGGTAGGTGCAAAGTGAGAAATTGAGACGCGAGCGAGTATGCCCGCTGAAGGCTCCGGTGCGATTCGACGGTGGCTTTGTCGAGCGGTGTCGGGTCTGGCCCCAGCGCCGTTTCGAGATCGCTCGCGATGAACTCGTGATAGTCCGCCTGGAGCTTCAGCCGGCGAATGTTCTCGTCGGTGACGATGCGCCGCAGATCCTTGACCGTGTCCTCTACTTTGAACTCCTTGTAGACCTGGGATAGACTATCCCAGATCGACGGCCGTAAATCGGTCTCCGGCAAGGAAGGTGGGTTGCTCATGTTTTCTTTTTGGTCGGGGTTTCTGGAGGCAGCCACTCGATGGCCGACTCTGTGAATTCGATCGCGTTCCCGATGTCCATGTCCTGCCCCACTTCAGGGGAGGTCATCATCCCAGAGCGCAAAATCTTCCTGGCCTCCACGAGATCCGCGTGCGACCGATCGAGCCGAGCTAGAATCCGCCTTTGGTTCCTGGTCATTGTTTCACTCGCTTTCCATCCAGTGCTCGCCGATGCCGCAGGCACCGCACGGGCACGTCTTGTAAATCTCATGGCACTCGGCGCAGAGAACGACGGTCCCGTTGCACTTGTCGCACGAGTAGCCGCCGTGATCCAGCTCGCCAGCGCAGTCGGTGTCCTGGCAGCGCGTCATGCACGGGATCATCAGCCCGGGCAGCGCTGGGTCACAACACGGTTCGCCATTGGGGAGCTCGTGCGTGGCGATCCGATCGTGTCCTCTACAGTAGGCACTCAGGCGGGTCCCTCCCC